GTAGGTGGTGATGGTCGCGTCAATGGTGCCCTTCTGGCTGACGATATCGTCGCCGAACGCCAGAGCCGCGTATTCATAGGTGCCCTCGGCGGCCGTGAAGGCCGCCCGGCCCATCGGATTGTAAGCGGAACTCATGGGATTTCTAGTTTCCTTTCTTTTAGCGAGCGCCCACCTTGCGGTGCGCGGGAACGTGGCGGAGAATGCGCTGCACCTCGGCGGCGGGGCTTTGGTCGGCCTCTTCCGCTTCCGGCTGCGCGTTGACATGGGGATTGGGGACCTGCGCCATGGCGCGGCTCAGGGTGCCGGTGGTGGTCGCGGCGGGCTGCGCGCCCTTGGGCGAGGCCTTCAGGACCATCCCGGCCTGTTCGGTGGACATATCGGTTTCCAGCGCGAGATATTGCGCCAGCTCGCGGCGGCCCTCGGCTTCGGGGTGGCCCAGGATGGTTTGGATGCGGGCCCGCTCCTGGGCGCGGTCCGCCGGAGGCGCGGGATTCGCAGGCGGCGGCGCGGTAGCCGCTGCCGGGGGTTGCTGCACGACGGCAGCGGGACTATCGGGCATGGGATTCTCCTCTGCGGCAGTTGCCGCCATCGACACAAACGGGCGGGACCGTTCCTCCAGCCCCGCCAAAAACGCTTCGTACCCCTGCACGGCGTCGATCATGCCGCGCGTCTTGGCCAAGCCCGTCGGGAGCACATTGCCCTGCCCGAAGTCGGACGCGACTGTTTCCGAACTCACGCCGCGATAGCCCGCCACGCGGTCGATGAACAGTTGGGCCACGCTGTCGACCACCTCCTGAATCTGCGCCCGGCCCGTTTCGGTGGCGGGGCTGGGATTCTTGCGCGGCGACTGCGAGCTGACGATGGAGTAGCGCTTCACGCCCTGGCGCTCCTGCGCGGCCGAGTTGTCCATCATGGTGGCGATCACGCCGATGGAGCCCACAAAAGAACTCTCTTCGGCCACGATCTGCCGGGCCGCGGACGCAATCCAGTAGGCGGCGCTCGCCCCCAGGCCGTCCACATAGGCGTAGATGGGCTTGCGCTCCAGCCCGTCGCGGACCATCTGGGCGAAGGCGTTGGTGCCGTCGACCTCGCCGCCCGGCGAGTTGATGTTGAGCACAATCTGATCGATGCTCGTGTCGGCCAGCGCCGTTTCCAGGTCCTGGGCGGCCAGCTCGATGGAGGTCGCGCCGGAAATCATGGTAAACAGATTGGCGTAGCGGAACAGCGGACCTTCCAGCGCCAGAATCGCGGTGCGGCCGCGCTGCTCCACGCGGTGGCCGGTGTTATCCAGCGGTCGGCCCATCTTGGAGGCCAGAGCTTCCAGATCCACGGGCGAGTGGTCCCGCTCGAGCACGGTGCGGACCATGGTGTCCATCATGCGCTCGGTGATGGCCCAGGGGCGCTCGGTGAGCGCGGAAAGGATGCGGAAGTACGGGACGCTGTGATCGTTCATGCGGCGGCTCCTACGGGCGGCGCGGGCTGAGCCGGCGCGTTCGATTCCGGCTGTTCCCCGCGCGGCGGCGATTTCTGGTACATGGGCGGAAGCGGCAGCCCCAGTTCGGTCATGCGGTCCAACTCCTGGCGGCGCTGTTCCAGCACCTCGTTCCAGTCCAGGCCCTGCTCGGCGCATTCCTGTTCCAGCGTGGACACCGAAATTTCCATGCGTAGCTGCGCCGCCTCGGCTTCTTTGGTCGGATCGATGTAGCCGCGGCCCATGCCGATCCACTTGGAGCGCGAGTAAAAGCGCCGGTTCTCGTAGAAGTCGGGCGCTTCCACCAGGCCCAGGTCGACGGCTTCCTCCAGCCATAGCTCATACACCGGCGCGGCGAAATAGGTGGCCAGCCATTGCCGCCGGACGGTAAAGAAGCGCCACGCCTCCAGGAGCGCGGCGCGGGCGCTGGAATAATTGGTCTTGGAGAAATCCTTGAGCGCCAATTCGTAGGGCAGGCCCATCGCGGTCCCGATCTGGCGGGAGATGGATTCCACAAAGGCCGGGAACTGGCCGCTCGGACGCGAGGGGGCAAACGACGTGAATTTGTCGCCGGGAAACAGCGGCATGACCGTGCCGCCCTCCAACTCGACGCGGTACTCGTTTTTCATGGCCAGATAGCCCGCCGGATTGCCGCCCACCGATTCCAAGAGCGTGGAGGCGTCCACCGGGGTCTCGATCACGCCCGCCACCAGCGCGTTGACGATGGCCGATTGCAACTCCGTCCGCTGGTAGGAATCCAGCATGCGGAACTGCTCAATGATGGGCGCCAGAATCGGCCGGCCGCGGCTTTGCCCGATGCGCTCCTTCTGGTGAACGTGCAGCACGCGCTTGCGCCCAAACGGCGTCTGGGCCGGCACGCGCTCCCAATTCCAGTCGTACATGAAATTGAGCGCCCACAGCGTCTCGTTCCAGGAGGGCGCGTTGCGGATGTAGTAGGCCACGGGCTGGCCCATGGGGTCCTTCTCGATGCCGCCGATCACGTTGGAGTATAAGCCCGCCTTATTGAAGGGCGTGGACAAGCGGTCCGATTCCACTAATTGGAGGCAGGTGCGGAAGGGGGTGTCCATGCGCGGCACCCACAAGGGCAGCACCAGGGCTTCCCCGTTCTCGACGCCCGAGCGCAGCACCAACTGGGTGATGCTGGCGAAATTCAGCTCGCGCGCGGCATCCGGGGCGGTCGATTCGGCCCAGGCTTTCCACAGGCTCTCGACCGTCCGCGACCAATCCTCCGCCCATTGCGCGGTCTTGCCCAGGGCGCGGTAATCGGGCATGGCCGCCAGGCGCAGCCCCGTGCCCGCCACGTTGTCCTGGAGCGTCTGGAGTCCCGCGGCGGCCACTCCATTGTTGCGGCTCAGGTCGCGCGCGCGAGCCACCAGGGCCGGGAGATCGGGAATCAGGTCCGCATCGGCCGGAAGCCGCATGGGCATCCAGTTGTGCAGTTGCTTGCGGCGCGTAGAAGCGCCCGCGTGCGGCGTGTCGCCCCAATGGTGCCAGGACGGCCACGTGTTCCCGCTGCCGGTGCCGTTGTCGGTCCAGGCCTGGGGAGCCATCTCGTGGGTGGAAGTGGGGATCGTCGGGGTGTCGCTCATGGCCATGCCTCGAAGCTGATCGGCCGCCGCTTCAACTGCGTTGTGTCGCCCGTCGCCGCAGCGCACTGGTCTTTCAGCGCGCCGATGAGTCGCCCGAGCTGGTCCGCGTTGGCCGGGGTAAACTCGACCCGGCCCAGGAGCGGGGTTTCGATGATCTGTACCGCGCCGCCGGTCAGCAGGGCGTAATATTTCTGCTGCGCGTCGGCCAGCATGGCGCACGGGTCGGTCATGGGCGGCAACGTCCGGGGAAGCGCATACGGGGAGGGGATTGGTTTTCTCATTAGTCCTCGCTGAAACTGTCGTTCACCTTGAAGGGCTTGAATTGCGGCATCTCCATCCGCTCGAACTTGGGTTTGGCCACCGGCAGGGGCGCGGCCTTCGCCGGGCTCTGCGGATTCCGCACGATGGTGAGCGCCTTCTCGATGTCGTCCCACTTCTGCGCGCTCCACACTTCCAGGCGCAGCGCCGCGGCGGCGGCCATGGCGTAAATGCGGCAGTCCAGCGCCTCATTGCGGTCGCGGCGCTTTTCCCACACCGTGCGCCTCATTCCCTTGATAATCCTGGTAATTAGCTGCTCCGAACACAATTGCTCGAAATACTCGTGGGAATACATCGGGAAATGACAGTACCCCACCGGCCACGCCTGCCCCTGGGCCACGTCCGGCATGGCCTGTTTCAGCCAGCGGTAGAGCTGCTCTTTGCCGATGGACACGTTCACCGGCCACACCCGCACGCCCGACTTCAACCGCTGCCCCTGCGGGCCGTGCTCGATCAGGGTCGGATGGTTCAACAGGGCTGAGGAGGCGTTATTGCCCTTAATGCACATCACCCGGGAGGCCAGCATGTCGCGCACGAAGTCGTACACCGTCATGGGCTGGAACCCGGAATCAATCGCGCACCGCTCGATCCTGAGGGTCTGGCCGTAGAAGGTCGGATAGTCGGCGTCCAGCAGAGCTTCGAGCTGCTTCCACACGGCGGGCTGGGTGGTGTCGCCCTCGAGCACGCGGTAATCCACCGACCAGGAGATGCGCTGGCGGCCCCAGGCCACGATCTCGACCTCCAGACGCTTCATCTGC